TTTTAGTTTTGAAGGAGAATCTTTTATATCTATAAACTTCTTCATTACTAACAACTGTTTTGTTATTTTATCTATCTTAGATTGTTCTTCATATTCTTTATCTCGTATAGCGAATTTATAAGTTCCCTTATTAAACCTTTCTTCCCAACTAGGAGCTATTAAATCAGAATAACATAATATAAATTTATATTTTAAATAATCTAAAGGATTAGATAAATCCAATATTACAGGTTCACGTGTTAAATCTACTATAAATGTGTTCCAATAACAGTTTTTATCAAATATAGATAATGTACCTTCTTCTATACGTAGATCAGAATTATAAAAGAATTCTTTTTCTTCTGGTGTTAGAGGATCTATAATATGTCCAAGTTTTGTATCATAAGGTGTACCATGCAATCGTATTTTAGAACCTTCAAATAAGAAAGCTCCTACATGATTAGGATGTATATCTTGTAAAAAGCTTGATCCTTCTCTTAGCACGGGATATACAACAATCTTCTTGTTTTTTAAAGGGGATTCCACAATATTTTCTTCGGTTTTTGTTTTCATATTATTATATTATTAAATTGCACATTTATAAACTAAACATTTAGTGGGATCAGTTACCTTAACTCCACCCATGAAAAATCTATGATGTACGTATCCATCAATAGGATTAGACATTATATTGTTTTGTATCATAGAATAATCTGCTACAAAAGGATTACGTAATCCTGGTTCATAACCTTTGATATCTTCCATACCTCTTTGATAAACCATACTAATATTACGTTCACCATTTGTAGTACCAATATCTAATATATCATAAGTATAAGATTCAGCAGTTCCACCATCAGGATGAGGAATTTTATTTATAATAGGATCATCTTTTATTGGATCTAGCATAAAATCAAATACTACTCCATTAGGACCTCTAAAACTCTTAAACTGACCTTTAAACTCAGCATCACCACTACTAGACATAGATATAAACTGATTAACGCTTCTAATAGGTTCAAAGAATTGTTCACCATATTTTGCAATTTGTTCACTGGCTTGTATTAAACCACGTTCACCAGTACGTACAAGAAACTGACGTTTATCAAAAGGTAATCTATTAGTAGCTAAGTCTAATACAACATTCAAAAATCCTTTTATTGTAAAATTTCTAACAGGATAAAATGCTGTACTTGAAGTCTCAATCTGTTGTCTTAAACCTGCACCTTGAGAATATTCATAACCAGATTTTCCTTTATTTTTAAATGTACCATCAGGAGCTCTATTTATACGAGAATAATATAACATATAATTCTTTTCTTGTACATATTGACGGTCAAACTCCCAATCTCTATACTGTTGCCATAAATTAGTTTTTATAATAGAATTAGTTCTTGGATCACGTACTTGAATAGTAAATCCCATAGGACGACTAATCATATTTCCAGGAACAGTATCTTCCATACGTAATCTTGTAAATAAATTCTTCATCTTAAATGGAGTGCTATATCTTACTTTACCACCCTTTTTAGATAAAGTACTTTCTACACCAGAATAAAGTTTACTAAACTTTGTACCAGGTAAAAGTTCTTCATAAGGAATAAACAATAAAGCATCACCTGTTACTAATTCACAATCATATACCCAATAAGATCCTTCAGGTCTTGCATCATCAAGTATTCTTATTTGATATTCATGTTTATGACCTTCTATAATATTTACATCGAAAAAATAAGCTTCTGGAAATACTAGTTGAAATCTACTATAATTAAATCCAGTTTTATCAGTAGATACGATAGCTGTATTATCTATACGAGCTTCTACTAAAGGAACATTTTTTTCTTCTGAGTTCATCAGATCCCAGATAAAATCATCATCAGAATCAAGATAGATTGGAGTAGAAATACTCTTTAAGTAAGCTCCAAAATCTATCAAGTTATAGTTACTAGCAAATACCATAGATGTTAAAGTAGATGCTTTTTGTGTTAAATTACCAAAAGCCGCAGATAAGTGGTTCTTAGTTGTTAAACCTCCCCATTCTTTCGGTTGGTATTCTTGAAGTAATAGTTTCATTGATTTGTAATTTTTAAAAATTAAAGTTTAATATAATTAAGTATCTCAGCTCCAAGCTCATCAATAGCTGGCTTAGAACCCATTCGTTTCATATCATTTATTTTTACTGCATCTTCTATATCTTTAGAAAGTTTTTGTTTTCCTATAGATTTAAATGCACTAAAATCTTTAAATCCTTTTGTCATTATAAATGTAAGTGCAAAACCAACATCAAATCTTATAGGATCTTCCATTCTAGCTTTTATAATATCACTTACTTTTTCACCAGAAGGTAATGTATGATTTTGTTTAAAAAGAGAATCTAATGCTTTTATTTTTAGCTCTTTAGTAATAGGTACACCATCAAAATCTTTTAATTCTTCTAAACTTTGTCTGAAAGAATTAATATATTCTTCTTCTTGTTTTTTTAATAATTCTTTCTCTTGTTTTTGTTTTTCTATAAGTTGTTGTTCATAATCTTCGTAATATTTTATTAGTTTTGGTAAAGCTTTTTTAGTTTTATCTTCTAATTTTTTCAAAGTTTTTAATTCTTCTAACTCATCATTTATTTCTTCATTATCAAATCCTTTTAATTTTAAAAATTCTTTATATAAAGTTTCTGATAAATCTTCAGTTAAATCTTCTTCGTTTATAGATTTAAGATATTCAATAGTTTTTCTATGTTCAACTATTTCATCAATATTAGAAACATTCTGTTTTAAATCTATTAAATCCTTAAAAGATTCTGGTATACTTTCTTTTACTTTTCTTTGTACTTCTTCATCTATAATATCTATTAAATCTTTAGCAGATTCTATTTTTCTATTTTTGTCAATTTCAGAGATAACTCCTTCCTCTAATAAAGTTTGTGCCATAACCCCAAAAACCGAAGAATCTTTCTTAGAACCAGAAGGAGTTTCTCTGGATGGTTCAAAATCTATTTCAAATATATCATCATCGGTTTCTTTCTTTGAAACATTCTTTTTTTCTGGAGATTCAGTTTCTTGTGTATTACTTTGTTCTTCATTTTTTGTTTTTATATCTTCATTAAGATCTTCTAACACAAAATCCTCAACTCCACTAAAATCTAATTCTTCATTCATAAATTAAATATTTTTTACATTACGCAAATATAATAATAAGTTTCAATAAAATTATAAAAATATATCACAAATTTGTATTCGTATATAATAAATTATATAATATTTATATTTTTGATTATCATATATTCTGGAATTTCATCTTCCTTAAACGGAATATAACAATTATCATCATCAAGCTCAGCTTGTATATTGCATATTAAGAATAATTTTTTATCAGGATATAAATTTTTAGTTTTAAAATAAGGATATCTATCTAAATACCATGTAATATATTTTTTAGTTATTAATACTCCAAAACGATGGTAATTTAAAGATAAATCTGTATTATGTTTAAAACCACTACGTTTACTACAATGTTTTTCATTTTTAAAATAATGATAAGTAAATGTAAAATATCTTGAGTCTTTACCCATTAATTCTACAATATCTATTTCAGGTAACCAAGTGTCTATGTTATACATCCATATAGCTGGAAAATATTTAAATCCACGTGGTGGCATTTTAGCTTCTACTTCTATGTATCCTTTATTAATATTAATACATTTATGAGATGATATCAATCCTCCTGTATTTATTATATCATTTTCTTTATCTGCTTTTAAAAATATCTCATCATCTTTAATTTCTATATTTTGTTTTCTCCATATTAAATCACATTTTCTTGTATCAGATTCTCCACTCCAAGGTTCTCTATAATCAAAACCATATTCCCATAAATTCTTACCATTTATACTTATATATGGTTCATTTTTTAGATGAAGCTTTGGTTTAAATATTTTGTAAAATATTATATTTAGTACCTCAAATAAAGATAAATTATTTATTGTCATTTGTTATTTTTAGTATTTTTGTTATTTTCGTTATTTTTCATCAATTTTAATTTATCTTTTTCTAATTCTAAATTCAACATATCCACTTCTTTTTGAAGATTTTCAACATATTCTTTTAATTTAGCATTACGTTCGTTAATAGAAATATCTGTATCATTTTGCATTTGTTCTTTTAAAATATTCATTTGATAATCAAGTTCTATGCTTTTTTCTTTAAGAGCTAATTCTTTATCTTTTATAGCTAGCTGTTGTTCTAAAGCTTGTAATGCTTGATCCTGTTGCTGTTGTGCCATAGCAGCAGTTTGTTCTCTCATATTAATATCTTCTTCAATAGCTATATTTCTAATTTCTGCAAAAGATTTTGAGGTTAATATCTGCATCATGTTTTTAACATTCATGTTTATTTTAGAACCAAATTCTAAAGTTAATCTTTTTAACGAGTTTAAATCTTCTTTATCTTCATCTTCATCGGTAACAAATATCCCAAAATCTGATACAGATAATTGTTCATCATTTAAATTTATTATATAATTAGCAGCTTCATCACTTATATATTGTAATATAGAAGGATCATTTCTAGCACACTGAACAGTAGTATCTAATAATACTTGTATCGTTCTTAATATAGTCTGCATATGAGTATTAAATAATGGTTCAGTAATATGTGAACTTTGAGTAACAGATCTTTCTATACCTCCAACAGTTTCAGTATGAGTTATTTGACCTAATCTTTGGTCACTTACACCAGAAGAATAAGCTACTTGTCTTTCTATAAAATTTAAAAATAATATTATATGTTGTATATAATTTCCTATATCTGGATTATATATTTTACCAGTAGTATTAAAACTACCAGCTAATTTACCTTGTGATAAACCTTTATTACTTTCTTTAAAACTATCTACTATAATATAACCTTCTTCATCAGCATAATCAAACCATTCATCTAGTGTAAAAGAATCAGGAACTTTGGCTAAATCTACTTCTATCATAGGAGCTTTAAACTTTTTAATGGCTTTTTTTAAATCTCTTAATAATATAGAATAAAGATATTCATAATTTTTTAATTCACTATACATAGAAGTAGCTTTTTCATTATTATCCGTATATATTGTACCTACATATCCAGAACCATTAGTTATATAACCATTACTTTTTATCATAGGAACATCTCTAGCTTCCATTTTTACATATATATCATCTCTTATTCTTGTTACTTCATACCATCTATTTACCCAATAATAATCTACTTTTTCTCCTATATCTTTATTTGGTTTGTAAAATTCACTTACAACTTCAAATTTTCTTACACCATCTTCATTTATATAATATCTTTTACCAAGTTTTTCAAATCCTTTAAATACTACACGTGTAACACGTACTTCTCCATTATTATTATAATTACCATTAAATGCTCCCCAAAAACCATTACCTACATCAAAAAGTTCATCAAATCGAAAATTAGGATAAGTTCTTTGAAAATCTCCTGCAGATTGTCCTTGTAAATTCATATTATTATCTTTTTCCAATTTATCTATTTGTGCTGGAGTAAGATATTCATAATATCTATCTATAACTTGTGATAAAGGCATATAATTATCTTCTACAATTATACTAGCATCTTCTATACGATTACTACCTCCTAATCCAAACACTTTTATTGAAAATGGATTACATTTTCTATACACAGGCTTATTACCTATACTTTCTATACAATATATTTCTTCACCATATTTTAAAACATCTGCAAAACCAAGTGAAGCTTGTTCATATACATTTAGTTGTTTAATATAGAAATTTAATAAATGATACATCACAACTTCTAATATATCTTGTGATTCATAATTTTTAAACTTCATAAATTTAGCTACAAAATTATCTACATCTCGTTTATCTGGAAGAGGTTTACTTAAATCTACAAATTCCTCCATAGCCTTATTAAACATTTTATGTATTGTGTCTTCTTTTTTAGTTATAGCAGACTCATTTATAGCACGTACTAAGAATTTCTTTTTACGTTTTATAGATTCTCCTATTAATAAATTTATACGTGGTTTTATTATTGGAAAATGCTGTATTCTAACATCTTTTATATCTGTTTCGTAATTATTAAATTCAGCAAAATTTCTAAGATCTTCTTGGTCTATCTCACCATGATATAATTTTGCTATTATCAATTTATCGTTTAAAGACATACGTGGAGTTCCATCATAATCAAATTGACATAACTCTATAGCTGCATCCGCACAATCTTTAAAAAACTTTTTATTCTTTAAAGATGCACTAATTTTTTGTCGTGGAAATGTTGTCATAATCTATATAAATTTATTTTAGATCTTTTTTTACCAAAAGCTTTATCATAATGTTGTTTAAATATATCTATTTCAGATTTTTTATCTGGATTTCTAAGATTAGTAGTTATTTTATTTATTTCTTCTGCAAAAATCATTAACATATTCATAGAACTTATTCTATCTGTATTTACCCGTTTATCAGAATTCGGAGGTGCATATAATAAACATTCTTTAATATACCCAACACTTCTTATTAAATCTACATTTCTTATACCTTCTTCCTTATTATAAGCTTGTTCTAACATCCAAGATATTTGTAAATCAATACCCCAACTATTAGTTCTTATATTAGAATGTATTCCTTTAGATTTATTACCTATCATACCAATAGAAGATATTAAACCATTATCTTTTAATATTTCTGGAGTATCTGCTAATAAATGTAAAGAATTCATTTTTGTCATATATCCATAAAAACCTTTTTTCTGATTTTCATAACATATAATTGCATTGTAATATAAAGCAGCTCTTCTAACTTGTTCATAAAATTCTTCTGCTAATCTTGTACGTCCTGTATATTCAAATACTATTCTTCGTGTTATTGTGTTAAATACAAAAAAAGATTGTAAAGAGTTTTTATAATTATAATTACCATCATCATCTACTGGGTCAAATCCACCTATATAAGTATATAAAGGAACATCACCATTAGCATTTTTAACTACTGGTTCAAACATTTCACCACATCCATTTATATTTTCATTTCCTCTAAATGGAAATTCTCTTATAGGTTCTACATCTTCTTGTTTATAATACACATTTCCTTTTTCATCTATTTCAAAAAATCCTTTTATTGAACTATCTAATAAATCTTTTCGTGTACTTAATATACTGTAAGTATGTCTTAATTCTGATATAGGAAATCTATTATCACCAGAACGTACAAACATCTCAGTATATATTAATGGATAATTTAACATCTCATAGTCTAAAGCTGATTTATTGATTTTATCTTTTTTAAGCTTATTTCTTCTTTCTACATAATAATTATAAGCTTCTTCTTGTTTTGTATTTCCATTTTCATCTTTAAAATCATTATTAGTAAAATAAGCTGGTACGAACCAACAAGTTTCGGTATTATCATCATTTGTAAAAGATAACATATCAAAACTATGTGGATCTTTAAATATAATCTCAGATTCTATTATTTTATAAATATTTCCTGCTGTACCTATATATAAAGAACTTCCAAATTTAGTACTATCTACTAATTGAGCTGCTGTATTACTACCATGTATAGCTGTTATATTTGGAGTTAATGCTACTTCTTCTATTACAATAGTTCCAGGTCTATTACCAGCAGCAACTTCTGGATTTTCCATAGTAAATACACCATGTAATATCTTACTTTTTGTACCATACAACTTCCAATCATTACCAATTTTTTTCTTATATTCATGTCTAAAAGGAGAATTAAGATTATTTGGTTTTAATGATCCACTTGTATGTTTGTATAATGGAGAAGGTTTT